CTTTGTTTCAGTTGTTTTAGAGTCTTCGACTTGGATATTCTTCCAAGCCTCAGCGATTGCGTTAGTCAATTGCTGATTAGGCCACTGTATTCGCTTCACGTGCAAAACGCCAGCAACCTTAAACAATTCTACCACGCTATCAATCTGAGCTTTAGAATATAGTCTGCGACCCTTGTGGTCTTCTCCCTTTACATTCTTCTTTGTAGGAAGCCTGTATGGTGATGGCGGTAGGTAACCTGACTTTATCCATTGACGGATAGTAATCACTGGTCGTCCTAACGCTTGAGCGAGAGCGCCAATGGTATAGAACTCCATGTCCTTACCATTAGGTAGAGTCTTAGTGTAGGACTTTGATTCCCACGTATCGTCAACTTCTACCTCGGGAGCTTTTGGTTCCCTGCGCTTTCGTTTACTGCCTGGATAGTATGTATCCAAGTCAGAAAACATCTTATCTATTTCATCTGTCATAGTAGCTTTAACAGTTATTTCCCTACGATAAACGCGTATGTAACCTTTGAGGGAAACATTGTATCAATATCCTCTTCCGTGAGATAGCCCTCATAGAAAGCGGCCATGATTGCTGCTTCATCTATCTGTGGCACCATCTTGATGCATTTATCTTTGAGACCTTTTTTAGTTAAAATAGTTTCAGCAAGGTCCATGTCTAAATTCTTAGACACACGACGTTGCTTCATAATTGTTAGGTCGTCTTCTTCCGATGTATCGGTTGGGACAGAAAGAACGATGTGACCGCGTTCGTCGGCTGAACCATATTCATCAATCGTCTGTGTAAGACGAGACTTTAGTTCTGATTGTCTTTTAGTTAATGTTTCGACTTCATCTTTAATAGCAGAGTACTGCTTAATGTAGCCGCGTACTGAGGTGATATCCATAAATCCCCTTTGGTTGTTGTTTACATACACAACCTATTACAGGGTTTGGATACTTGTCAACCTATCTTTTTACGAGCTTCTGCTGCTGTATAACTGCGGAACCCAGTCTTGCGTGGGTTCATAGACCCAGGCTTCTTAAAACCACTGCCCTTAGGCATGGTCTCTTGACGCCACTTCAAAGCAGCGGCAACCTTATCGTGGTGTTTTCCCATTTGATTAGTCTTCTTTAATATAGTTTTCTAAGGCTTCAATAATAATACTGGTTACAGTAACCTTCTCAGCTGCAGCTTTCTTTTGGACAGCGGTCCATAGCTGGTCTGACACGCGGATAGTACGCGTTGGGGTCTTAGGTGCGTTAGGCATCCTATAAGTGTACCCGCCCAACAATAATTGTTGGGTGTAAAGCTGGCAGACTAGGGGTCGAACCTAGACGTCTCCTGGTTCAGAGCCAGGCGTGTTGCCAATTACACCATCTGCCAATAGTTTTACTGCTGGTTCCCACAGTATATCGTCCCCATGATTCATGTATCTAGCTAGGACAAATAGCAGGTCTGAAAGCCTATTAAGGTACTTGGCTATGAGGGGGTTGGTCTCCCGCTGTTTTACGGCATCCCACACGTCCCTCTCGGCTCTTCGTACTATTGTTCTAGAAAGATGTAGGTAGGACGAAGCCTGGGTGCCTGAAGGTAAAACAAATGACTCTAAAGGTTTTAGCTGAGAGTTATAAAAATCTATAGTGGTTTCAAGATAAGTAATATGTGCTTCAGTTACAGAAGCTTTTGGATACGCTAGGTCAGCACCTAAATCAAATAAATCATTCTGTACATTTTTTAATACTTTATGTACATCTTTGTTTTCTACATAACACATAGCAACACCAATAGAAGAGTTAGCTTCGTCTACTGTGCCAATTGCATCAAAGATAATATCTTCTTTGGGATGGCGGCCATCGCCCATAAGTGCGGCCGTGCCTGTATCACCAGTCTTGGTATATATCCTGTTTAGTCTAACCACGAGCGGATGACGGGGGTCGAACCCGCGACCTGAACCTTGGCAAGGTTCCGCGCTACCAACTGCGCTACATCCGCAAAGCTGTCTAGCCTGGGCTCGAACCAGGGACCTGGCGATTAACAGTCGCCTGCTCTGCCAACTGAGCTACTAGACAATTGCTGCTTGTAAAAACTGTCTTAAACTTCCAACGCTTAACGGCATGTTACCGTTATCGTCAAACCCCTCTCCATCAATTACCGCGCTTGCTACCGCGCTCTTTTGTTGCAAAGCTTCGTGTTGTCTTTCTTCTATAGAACCAGAAACGATAATGTCTTGAATAACTATTGTTGGCCAGGTAGATGACGCTCTTTGTATGCGGCCATTCCTTTGCGTTGCGCTGCCTGAAGACCAAGGGAGGTCGTAATTGATAAGCATATTAGCAGCAGGAAGGTCCACACCGTAACCCCCAGCGTCAGAACTAACCAGTACGCGTACAGCGGGATTAGTATTGAAGTCAGTTTTGTTAAGTTCTTTAGTACGAGCATCTAGTTTACCTGAGTACTTTCTGCACATGTCTTCGCCGAGTGCTGCGACTATCTTATCAAGCATGTCAACATAGGTAGCAAAAATAACCACCTTGTTGTTGTCATCTTGCTCTAGGTGGTCCTTTACATATTGAATTAAGTAATCTAATTTTGGAGAACTAGTAATCTCATCTAGAAAACCGTTATCGACAAGCTCAGCTATGTATGCTGAACCCTCGCCTCCCATCATTCTAAATTTAGCAGCGCTAGCCTTTAACAAGTCTGGGTGAGAGCACAGCATCTTAAGAGCGCCAATCTTAGACATAATCTTGCCACGCATCTCATCCTCTGGACCACCGCGTCTAGACTCCATGCCGTAGTGAGCCATAATATTAAAGTTACTGCCAAACAAATCTTGAGCTTCATCTAAATCTGACAACAAATCTTCAACTATACGTCTGTATAACTTAGAAGACTTTCGGTCAAAGAATATATTTATTGGGTCTTTATGGATTGTGTCTGGAAGATAAGGAGCGACGTCTTCGTCTTTCTGTGCTTTACGAACAGATGCTTCTTTCATCTTTTCGTGAAGAGTTTTTAAATTACGGTAGTACTGTGGTGCGCCCCAAGAGTTTCTTACGATAAAAGCGGCGTCAAAGATATCAAACCTACCAAGTACGTTGGCGTCAACGAATTGCATAATGCTATACAGCTCTTCTGGCTTGCCATTCTCAATAGGAGTACCTGTGAGTGCAAAACGGTACGGGGCGTTGACAAGCTTCTTGACTGCTCTTGAGCGTTTGGACTTAAAAGATTTGATTGCTGTGGCTTCGTCAAGGACGACAAATCCTCTTGGTAGCTCCTTGATATAGTCCCAGTCGTTAACAATCTGCTCGTAGTTAAGAATGATGTAATCAATGCCTGTGTTACGCCAGTCTTGGGCTTGAGCATATTGCTCTGCTCTTTTCTTCGGCGTTCCATCCACAACCAAAGCTCGTGAAGTTCCATTAGTAAATTTCTCTATCTGTCCAGCCCATTGGTATTTTAGGGAAGACAGGCAAATTATAAGGCCTGGCTCAGTTACTTTGTTCTCATCCATCAAACGTTCTATGGCTGCAATAGTAATAACTGTTTTGCCTAACCCAAGGTCGTAGGCAACCAACATGCGCTTACGAAGGCACATTTTGTCAACTGCCTCAGGTTGATAGGGAAGAAGGGAGCCAGTGAATGTCACAGAGGTATCTCGTTAACTTTATCTTTAGACCAATGTACGTAAGACCTTATATAAACAATAGCGTAGGCAAGGGCGGAAAATATGAATCCGTACTGGTCCGTAATCAAAGCGTAAGTAATCCACAAACCCTCATTAAACAATAGGACTAGCCATCCCCAAATAGTCTTACGACCTACAAAGTAGATGCCAGCAACCCCAATGATTGCTAATACCCATGACCAATACTGCATTAAACGTACGCTCTCATGCGAGTGTTTACCAACACCTTTAAATCTTCTAAAGTCCCAGCATTATAAAAAATCTGGTCTGCTTTGTAATCTGCCATTTCAGACTCAGAGACGTGCTCGTTTACTGGGCCAAACCCAGGACGTTTGACTCTCCATATCTGTGCATCGTCGTATTTTTTAATAGCATTTGCTTCATTAAGAAACCTAACATCTGTAATAACAACGTTTTCTGTAAAGTGCACGTTTCTTAAAGCCTGTGCTACCCAAAACTGTTCACCAAATACTTCACGTGCAGCAATGCCCACGTTCTGCAATAGACGGCGTACCCCGCCGTATTGCTTAGCCTCGTCCCAACCTACTCGGTCTACTAGCTGTCTTAATATTGTTTCTTCATTAGCTACATGACCTACTACAGGATTCATGGCATAACAGAACTCACGTATAGGGTCTGCAAAGGCTATGCGTTTAAATGCATATTTTTCAACAAGGATGTTTGCAAGAGTGTCCTTGCCTGACTGTGCGTAACCAGTGAGTCCAATAATCATTTGCCGTCCCAATTTCCTATCTTTGTAGTGGGTATGCCATTTTCTTGCCAAAGTCTAATCACATTTGGGTTGTCGTCAACAGCATGTTTAACGTCCCAAAATAATCTTATGTGTTCCAGTATGTCCTTTTTAACCTCATAGTCTGGTCTGTAGTCTTTATTGCCACGCATGAACAATGCGGTGTGTGGGACGTTTGCTTTTGTTTCTAGCCAGTATGAGGTGTGGGCACGCCACTCTTCTCTGCGGGCGGTTACAATGATTATGTCAGCATCGCCCCTGTCAACAACGTTCCACAGCATGTCCACCACATGAGGATGGGGTGGAACATGGACGGATTCTCTGTGGAACTTATCAAAATCTTTCTTAAAATCATCAGTGTCGTCTTTGTTAACTATGTACTTTAATATTGAATCTACGTTAGCCAACGTTCCATCTACATCAAATATCCAAGCTGGTCTTTTCTTTATCCTACGTAACGGCATGTTCTCCTCTTAGTGCTTTTTTTCCATTTACCATATGGCGTGCGTTCTCTAATCCATAGACTATCTCAGACTTGCTCATAGCGCCAACATCCTTCATATCCGTGTTGCTGTAATTAAAGAACCAAGCGTCTGTGCCATACTCCTGTGCAAGAATCAACAAGTTTACTGAAGAGTCTTGACCAGCCTTATCGTTGTCCATAGCAAAAATAACCTTATCGGCTCCACGCATTAAGTTGAACTGTTGCATAGATACCATAGAGCCGTAAGTGCTGACCCCACCTTTGATACCAACAGAGGCCAGTCTTACCACATCTAGCGGAGACTCAACAATAATCATGTCTCCACCTTTGTATTGCTTGTAGCCAAATAAGGTTGCGCTCTTTGGTACCCCAACAGGCTGGTTTCTAAAGAATCTAGACTTGTGACCTTTTTCTTGCCACCCCAATAATTTATGGGTGTGTGGGTCACGAATAACAGTAATCCAATTGCTGTGTCTTTCACTCCATAGAACTTCATACTCTTGCGCTGCAGCCAATGTGAGACCGCGTGAAGCAAGAGCATCTGCTGGCGGGTCAATAAAGGCCGCAAGCATTGACTCTGTTATGTAAGTAATGTCTTCAAATACTTTTTTTGGTTTGATTGCTTTTTGTAAAGAAGCCGCAAGGTTAGATGACCCGTCATTAAGCCACTCTTTAGATTTGTCGAAGTCCCACTTTTGAATATAGGAAACCAATGACAGCAGTCCACCTTTGTAGTGGCATGAGAAACAGATATGCGCACCTGTATCAGCGTTAATCCACCACGATGGGTTTCTGTCCTCGTGACCTGTTCTTTCAACATGTGCTGGACAATAGCTTTGGATTTCTGAACCTCTAGTGGATACGACTTCAAGGCCTAACCTCTCTAAAGTTTCCTGCATCTCGTCTAGTGTCATAAGTCATCATTTTCTAGTTCGCGGAATTGACCGTTGTTCCAGTCCCACATAAGTGATACTTCGCCACGACCAGAGTTACGGCTGTCTAGAATCTTTAGTACGCGAGTGTCGTCCACTGCTTCATCCTCTCTTTGTAGTCCAAATATTACATCTGCGTCTTGATGGAAAGAAGAGGAGTAACCAATTGAGTCTGCAGTTACTTGTCCTTTTTTCATCTTCCACTTCAACGCTTGAGTAGAAATAACAATCGGTACTTTAAACCTCTGTGCCATACGTTTCAAGCTACGAGTAATATTGGTAATAGCCTGCGGAGTATTTGCCTCTCCAGTCTGCTCGTCAATCATTAAGTATGTACCGTCAATAAATACAACGTCTGGATGCAACACCTGTATCTTGCTGGAGATACCAGTGACAGTCATGCCTGCTGCTGAGTCAACTAGCCAAAACTTTTCTCTCATCTTCTCAATGCTTGCAAGCTTTGCTTTGTAACGTCCTTCTTCTTCTGGTGTAAGTAAACCGTTGATAAGACGACTGTGTGAAACTCGTGCCCTCATTGCATCGTAACGAGTCAATTGCTCGTGGTTGCTCATCTCAAATGATTGGAACATAACTCTCTTGTCTTTCATATGAACGTTTTGTGCAATCTGTAACGCAAGAGTTGACTTACCAGTCTTTGGAGGAGCCACGATAACAATCAACTGACCGTTCTGTAACCCGCCTGTTGCCTGGTCCATAGTATTAAAACCAGTTGCAACACCTAATAGACCTGGGTTGTTCTTTCGGTATTCATATTCGTCATAGCGTTTTTGTGCATCAACTGTTAAATCTAAATCGCTAGTACCGCTAAGACCATCAGCCTCAAGTTGGCTAAGGCTTGATTGAATTGCAAGAAGCGCTGTTTCATGGTCTTGTTTTTCTATGTGCTTGATAGCAGTATCAACCATCTTAATAGTTGATGCTCTGCGTCTTTCATCAATAACAGCATCTACAAGATACTCAAGGCTATCTTGTGCCTGAGTTAATTTATAGTTTGGATAACTAGCGGTAATAACATCGAGGCTTGGAACCTCTCCATAAGCAAAATAATGCTCACGAACTAACTTCCATATGTTTTTATTTTCTGGGTCTACAAACCATTGGTCGCCTGCACCCCTATCAAACAATAGGGTTATGGACCTGTCCTCTAGGACTTTGCTTAGTAATCTAGTTTCATTATTCATAGTTCGTTTATGTTACGTCCCCAGTGCCCGTACATTAGCATCCTTGATTGTATATCAACGACACCAACAACCTCAGGTCTGAGTGGTAACTCTTGAACCAAGTGTTGTACCGATTGGTATGCTGTAAAGTATCTAAATGGATTAGTACCTAGTCTGTCAAGTCCATCTACAAAATCTTGTAAATCGTTTTCGTTAAGCTCATAAGAAATAAGCTCTAGTGTTGTTCCTGTCCTAGATGTGTACAGGTATAGCCAACTGAGGACAGCTCGGTCAACTTTTTTGTCTACCTTTATGGTAGGAATAATTTTAAACTTGCGCTGCTTCGTAAGTTCAATTCGTAAAAATATATCTGTAGTAACGAGTATTCTTTTTGGCAGTTCGTTACTTATGTCCCCGTGCTTCACGGGATTAGAATACCTCTATCTTACCGAACTTTATAATGAACTCGCGGAACCGTGAATTAGAAGACCGCGCTTTGTCTGCATCTTCTTTCGATGCACGATTAGATATTTCTAGAGGATAGTTGCCGTTGTTATTTTCAATACGGGCTTTGACAAACTTTGTATGTTTACAAGAACCTCGTCCACTGAATCCTGGGCATGTGCAGAACAATCTATCGGTTCCTTCTTGAACCGACACTTCAAAGATACTTGGTCCAGGCGTCTGAGACTGACTCAAGAACACCTGCACTAGTCTTAGTTCTTCATTCACCGCATTCCTCATCGACGTAGGTCTCCTTTTTCTGCCACGATTGGTAAGTAGGCAAAAGCTCCACGTGCGAAACTTTCTGTAGCATCACCGTAGAGGCCTGCCCAATCTTCTAGTTTTACGTTTGTTGTAACGATAGTAGGTAGTCCGTTGTTAAAACGAGTGCGAAGAAGATGATGAAGCATATTCTTCTGCCACCCAGAGAGCCCAGCGTGTTCCTTACCAACATCGTCTAGTACAAGTATACGAATGTTGTAGGCGTCAGCCAAGCACTCTCCTAAGACACCATGATAGAGCGTGTCCTGTGCGTCTGTCGGGTCATCCATCATGGAACCTTTAAGTTCCAAAAAATCGTTGAAAGTCATAAAATAACAAGGTTTTGTAAGGGTATCGCCATCTTTTACACTAAAAGCTTCTATAGGAAGAGTGAGCATCATCTCTTGTAAAGTAGCTAAAGCCAGCGTGGTCTTGCCTCGGCCAGGATTTCCATCTAACAACAACCCTCTGCCACAAGCCTTGCTACCAACAGCTCTGATAACCAAACCCTTTTCTACAGCCTTAATCCAACGAATGATATTTGTTTTATCTTCTGGGTCAGACTCTACGCAATCTTCTAATCTCCAACCTTGCATAGCAGGTGGAATGTTTGCTGCCTGTATCCAAGTACGACGGCGAATCTTTTGCTCTTCTAACTTATACATCAAGACCTTCCCATGATTTAGAAGCTTGCTCTCTTAATGCTACAACGTCTTTATCAGTTCTCAAAGAAGCCTTAGCATCATTTAACATCTGCGGTGCCCGTTTGATAAACATACGCCATATGAGGTCTGGGTTGTCAAGTCCTTTGTCATGTTTAATAGTTGAAAAGAACCTATCAATCAATTCTTTTTCGATAACACCATTAGTGTTGTGATTCATGCGCAGGTTTTCAATGCCACCCTTAAACCCACTACGACTAGTCCACTCAGCAATCTTCCAGTTCATCTGCTTCATGTGGTCAGCAAAGTATTCTGCTAACTGAGTCGGGGTCCAGTCTTCAACGGGACGGGAAGCAATGTGTTTAATCTTTTCTACACGACGAGACTCTTTGGCTTCGCGACGCTTCACCCGAGTTTCTTCTTCCCACTTTTTCTTGGCCTCGGCTTCGTCGTCTGGGTCTCTTTGCATTTGCTCTCCTATCGGCATTGGGACTTTATCAAATTCTTCTTTCTCGTCGGACTCCGTCCGACCCTCTTTTAATATTGAATTAGCTCTCTTACTATACGGAGTATTAGCTGAGTGGCTATTCGGTGATATGTAGTTGCCTGTTTTGGCACTCCGTCGGGGTGCCTTTTTGGCACTCCGTCCGTGTGCCATTTCGGCATACCGTTCTATCACAGCCTGACCAGCCTCCGTAATTAAAACCTCAGACCAGTAATGACCGTTGCCTGTACGCCCCTTAGAAAGGCTTATAAGGCCATTAGAGCGGAGTTCCGTAAGTCCTGTACGGACGGACTTAACCCCAGTACCAAAGGCCTCTGCAAGGCCCTCAGCTCCGTTTACAGCCCCATATCGGTTTATATGTACCAGCAGGCCTAGGGCCTTAGGGCTTAGGTTTTTCATTCGCCTTATTCCACTCCTCAATTAGTACTCTAGCAAAGATTCGAGCCACCGCCTCGACGCCCTCATAAAGGCCGTCTAGGTCTTCTATTTCCTCTTCGTCCTCTTCATATTCCTCGTCGTCCTCTTCTTCCTCTTCGTCCTCTTCTTCGGTTTCTACCTCAGCAATAGGAAGTTGTTCTTGTTTAGGTACAACAGGAGTAACAATAGGTACCGCGTCTTGAGTTGCGGTCAAAGGCCCAAGACCATTAGTTAAATCAAAACATGGGATGTTTGCATCTCTACAGTGGGTAAGTATTACTTGTGAGTCACCGTCTTCATCTGCCCACAAAATAAAGGCGGATGGGTTATTTCCTTTTGCCTCATCTGCAGCGGAAGAAAAAGGTTCAGTAGTTAGTACAGCACTAGATGATGGGATGCTGTCGTGAGACGCCCCCTCTGGAGCAAAGACAACAATATCTTTTCCGTTATCTTTTGCATACTGTGCAGCAAAAACTTGGCCTTGAGACGGTTTATTAGTGTAAGGAAGAAGAAGAGTTCCACCCTCACCGTTTGCATAGTAATAATCTTCCATCAGAGCTTCTATGTTTGCTCTGCTAGTTGTGCCGTTACCAGCAACGATTACAAAATATTTAGACATAGGTCCTCCTTGTATGGAGACCTGATACTACTGTTCTCTTAGGGATTGCACAACGGCGGGGCGATAAGTTGCCACACGTTCAACTGCTGCTAATAGGGCAGAGCCTAGGAAAGCTCCCGCTACCGCATACAGAATAAAACCTTTGATAGTTGAAACTTCAACTAACCATGTTGCAATGCTTGAAAAAAGAATTGAGGAAATAGCGTTCATAACCCTATTACTGATAAATATACTCAGAATAGAAATTAACGGCTCTATTGTCGCCAATAGAAATCCCGTAAAACAACCAATCAATATCAGGTCTAGCATGCCGCTATCCTACTACGTCTTTGGCTGTGCCAGGTAAACGGCGTACGATGCCCCCAGTCCAACATACTCATCAAGCGCACCCGCATTAAGTCGCTTTTCAATAGAGACTCGGTTCTTGTAGTAGTGGCTGCGCCCAGCGTTAGGGGTGCTGCCTTCCCAGAAGAGCTCAGCTGTTGAGCTAAATCCAGTGCTACCGTCAAAGTAATCTAATACAAAGAAGCTATTTTCAAATAGAGCAGCGTCTGTATATATAATATCTCCAGGAGCTGCGGGTTCCCACACCAGCTGTACGTGTGCATAAGCTGCATTAGACGGAGCTATGGCGGTTACAGAAGGTCTCACCCACCCAGTTGTTGAAGCGGCTCGAGAAGTTCCCTGAGAAGTAGATATAACAGTCTTATTGCTGTTGTACCAAACAATTGCCGCAGAAACCGAAACACCAGACTGGCCAGCTTTTACATAAGAACTAAAGCTATATGCTGTATCTGGATAGTGAATGTTAGTTAAGTCAGCGCTAGTTGTAGTTGACTTAACTAATACTTGAGATGTACCAGTAGAGGTAACCCGCAAGGAGTTTCCAGATTTGTAAACCTGACCTGTGGTAACTGTAGCTGATACGTTTCCACCAGTAACAGGGAAAGAAAGAACATTGTCTCCAGCAGAGTTTAAAACTTTTACTCCATCAAAAGGAGCACCCATATTCTCAATAACAACAGAGTCATTAGATTTAAATGTGTGAACTACATTTGTAGTCAAAGTTGCAACCCCGCCATTTACTACCTTAGATGTAATTTGGTAGGAGTCTAGGTTAGGCTCCGCGCTTCCACTAACAACTGTAGCCGTAGAGTTGGTTACAGACCAAGGGGTATAGGGTGACTCAAACCTAGGATTTAATAGCTCGTTAATGCGGTTGGCTTTTAGTGTAAGGTGAACGGTTCTAGCGTCATCGTACGAAGTCACTGAAGCTGCCTGTTCAAATTGGCAAGCATCAAAGTAGTGATACTCGTTGCTGTTTCCAGCACCTACAGAAGACAAAACAAATTGAGGAACCGCGTAATAACACTCTTGACATCTTTGGACAGTAATTTCAAAACCAAAGCCAGTTCCACCAAGGTTAGTGTTACTTACAGTAAAGACTGTGGTTGTATCAGCACCAGCTCCACCGTTAGGAATAGAAATAGACGCCACTGCCCCGTTGTCAACAAAGATATTTGCTAAGGGAACAATTGTTGGTTGTTTTCCTGACACATAAACTAAAGGCACATTTTGATAAGAACCGTTTACGTACCCACTTCCTGGTTTAGTAATAGCGTTTAAGAACAAACGAGTAGGCGCACGGTCTGTTACAAAGGGCCTAGCGCTAAAAGTGTTTGTAGAGTTAGTTACGCTATTGCCTGTAGAGGTAGACATCAACGCGCCAAATCTGTCGTACCATTTAATAGCTGCCTGTATAGAACGACCAGTTCCACTAGATGCTGTATATCCACTAAAAGTATATTCAATACCAGTTTTTACAGGTATACCTAATGTGACAGGTTTTGCGTCTCCACAGGAAATATAAATTTCTGCGGGCTGTGTTGCATTAGCGTTTTTAACAGCTAAAATTCCTTTTCGTTTATTTGGAAAAAGAGCTGGAGTTGTGTTTTCCACCCAAGGATTTGGATTAGGAACAACGTAAGGAAACTCTTCAATTGTAAAGTTATAAGCACTTCTTAATGGAAAGTCTGCTGCGGTAAGTGCAAAATATATAGAGTCTGTATCTACTGCTGTAATAGTCTTAGTGGTTATTGGACTATTAAATATAGGAAACGGACAGTTAAATATAAATATTTCTTGTCCAACTCCAAACCCATGGGTACCAATCTTTAAACGAGCTTGATTAGAGACTATAGATACAGCTGATATATCTTTTTTTCCAATTTGAAAAAGCAAAGAAGAAGAGTTTGGAGAAGTCCAGTGTCCAATACCCTCTTCAAAAGAAGAGTCGTTGTAATCCAACATTATATTGTGACTTAAGGTTATTCCTTCTACAGATGGGTTTGGTGTGGTTGCGTTTGGTTGTGGAACCCCCCAACCAGTAAACCCCTTTATGTAACTCTTTAATCCGTCACGGCTGCCTTTAGTCTTTTCAATAAGCAAAACGTCTCTAAGAAGAACCCTTGAACGTTCAAAACCAATCTCAGGTTCATAGGTAACACCAAATTGATTTAGTAACGGTGGAATAAGAGTGCCAACTGTTTTTTCCGTATTATATTTTTCTTTAGATAGCTGAGCTAATGATTTAATATAGTCAAATTTAAACCCAAATACAGATAAAAAGTCTTTTAGGTCTTTGTTGTCTGTGCTAGAACCAGCAGAGTATGGTGACACGAGCTTCATCACATCTGGCAAATAGTCGTACAAACGGGTCTGTGTTCCATAGTTATAAACAGATAAACCAGTTGTTCTTCCAGCTAACACCCAGGAAAGTTGAGTAGTTTCAAAAACAAAAACGGAATAGTAAAATACCTTAGGTTCGTTTGGTCTATTTACATCTAAGTAAAACTGTGGGTCGTTACCTCTAGTAGTTTCAAATATAGTTTGACCATCATTAATGTTAATTGGGTACCCGTATTTGTTTTTTACAATACGAAGTTTAGCCCAGGCTCCAGTAGGGGTAATCCAGGTAAGATTTACCTGACCATATCCCACAGATTGACCAAAAAAGTCTTCAGCAGTAAAGCTAATTGGGGAGTCAGGACCGTAATAGCTTAAAGGAAAACTTTTAGCGCTATAGTAATCAAGACCGTAACGTGCCATTAGATAACAATACCTCCAGAGGCCGCAATGGTTAGACTAGATAGTTGAGGTAGCTCACTCTTAGCGCACTCTATGTCATTAACTTCGTATACAGTTACCGAACCAACAGCTGCGGTAGAGCTAACATTTGTAGCAACACACTCAAAAGAAAATGTGTTGTTAGTCTTAGCAGTGACTCTAAAGATTCCATTAAACGTGCTATCAACGCCCGTCACGTTAACAACCTGACCTACAGTAATATTATGGTTTACGGAAGTCGTAAGGGTTGCCACACTATTATTAAGTGCTTTATTATTAATAGTAAATGTTTGGTCATTTGCAGTTCTTACAAGCTTTTGTAGGTTAGCTCGGCTTACGCCTTCTACAGAGTCAATAGTCTTTAATACATCTGTATAACCAATGTAGTCATTAAACACAACGTTATCAAAAGCAAATAGCTCTCGTACCGCATCTTCAACAGCAACTTTAACTTGGTCTTGTCTATATGTTGGAAGAACAATAATACTTCCTACAACTGTACAATTTACGTATGACGGCGGTTGCAGCGTAACAGTAGTTCCAGCAGGAATTTTATCTACTAAATACTCTTCAATCTCTGTTTTTAAATTATTAAAGACTAGGGAAGAAGTAACACCGTCGCTTTGTAGACCGCTGTCACCGTATGGGGCAAAATAAACAGTAACGCTGCTGTACACGTCGGCTGTTGATACGGCCTTAGCAACACCAGCTACCTGAATTACAAGAGAAGCATAATCTGAAAGAGAAACTGCACGGTTTAATGCTCTAATAGATTTAGGAGCATTAACTCTAATAGAGTCAGTTGCTTCTTCGTCAGCTCCTCCAACAGCGGCTCCAGATACTAAACCAACATCTTGGTTGTTAACTGATAATCCTGCTACCGCATTTGTTTTAATAAACTTAATTGTGTTAACTGGAATATTTCCAGAAAGACCGCCGCCAACTCTGTAAGTAGCAGTCATTTGCACTCCGTTTAACGGGATGCGTCCACTAATGCTGTCTCCAAATTTTATAAAAGTTGTTTTTTCAGAGTTTGTATAAGTAGAAAACACTGGGTCATAACCGCTGTAGTCAACCAAGTATGGGACTTCGGTATAGATAACACCGTTAACATTTATAGTTATACTTCCATTAATTACTGGGCTTTCTGACAACTCAAACTCTTGATTTGCTGTTCCGTCAGATGTTCCAATAACCTCATCGTATACAGTTTCACCTTGTGTAGCGGTTACTGTAGCAGAACCATTAGTACCTAAAGTTTTAGCTGGGACTTGAACAGCAGAGTCTGTTTCAAAAATTACTTGTGTTACAACGCCGTTGTTAGTTACGTTAGCAGCAACTTTTGTTTTAGCTGGAACAGTGATGATGCTAGCTGTCGAATTTTGAAAAGTAAGCAATGCTGCAGAAGGAGTAGTTTTTGTTGGTGTATATCCCAACAGTTGAGCAATTTGCAGCACGCTTTCTCTTTGACTAGCAGTATCAATAAACGACTCATTTACTGTTCGGTCTATATAAAAATGTAGACCATCAGCTACATAGGAGAACAACTCTAAGATAGCCATGCCAAAGTCAGACGGGTCTCTGTTTGTCCATTGCGGAGCAAAGAAAGGAATTAACTCAGTTAAGTCTTCCCTAAGAGCTGCGTAGTCCCTAGAGGTATAGTCAACCTGCGGGATATAGTTTTGTTCTGACATTATCTAACCTCCAGTACCTGTTCTGCGGCCCTGCTTAGGATAGCAGTATTGATAGTTACACTCTCTGCTATACCGCCGCCGCCGTATGTATAAAACACTTCAAAGCTATCAACCTGGTTGTTCTCGTACCTGTATTTAATGTTTGTAAGCTTTAGCGGAGATAGCCATACTGAGAATGCCTTGCTTACAGCCTCGTTAATAACAGATTTAGCGGTATCAGCGTTTTCAAACACCGCACCTTTTGCACCGCTTCCGTAGTTAGGGCGCATCACCCTTTCTCCAAAGTAGGTCATGACCGCAATAGTTACTCGGTCTTGCCATATTTTTTTAGGGTCTGTGCTAACGGTCAATGAGCCGTTAGAGTTAAATGAAAAGGGCAAAGATATTGCTGCTGGTGTTTCCATTAAAGTTCTACTCCCATCCATACTGGAAAGTTAGGGTCCCCACCAATAAACATAACCCATACTTTTTGACCAATCTTTGGCACCAATCTGTGTGGGGTGTGGTGTGGTTGGTCCGTGGTTATCTCTTGGTCATCGTTGTGCTTATTGTCTTCATCAGGGTCGGTCTCGTGTGGGTGGTCTAAAAAGTATGTAGTGTCTGGGCTCTTACCAGTGTGGTTGTTGGTGTGAGCAAGGTTAATAGTAATAGAGTGACTGTGAGAACCGCCACCAGTAACACCAGGAACGCTATTACTTGTAGTTCCAATAGTTTCAGAATGATTAGCGTGAGCCTGTAACAAAGCTGCAACTTCAGATGCTAAATGTTTCTTATGGTCTGGGTGGTTGCTATTAGAGGTTACAGGAAGGCAGGGTCTAGCCCATTCGGTAATGTCTTCACCAAGCACCTGCGGCACCTGTAACTTAATACGGTTTTCTTTATCTGGGTCATCTACGTCTGAGCAAATGCCTTCATATAGACCGTAAAACTTTTCGTTATAGTTTTTCATCTGGCCCTCGCTGCTGCTTTTTGTACCCTAGCCGCTATGACGGGTGAACGTTTCTTTTCTGGGTTAGTTGATTTAGATTTAGATAGGTTTTTAGAACCCGTCTTCCAAACAGCAGTGCTGTTTTTGGCACTGACTATTTTAGGCCTATTTTGTATTTTTCCAAAACTGCCTTTAGTTTGAGGTCCAATTTTTATACCTGTTCTAACTAGTTTTGTTTTTGGTCTTTGTCTAGTCTGTTTTTTACCAGGAACAATTACTCTTTTTACGGTTGCCTCTGGAGCTTCAATTGTCTCTCCGTCATCCCAACGAACTGCTCCACCAAGAGAGTCAGTTCCAACAGTTAGTGTAGTTGTATAGGTATACACCCTTGTTTGAGTTTCTTCGTAATGATGTTCTGTACCAAGCACGGTCCAAAAACCAGAATAGTCTTTACCAAGGTTCCCTAGGTACACTGGCATTCCTGGTCTTAAACGTGTTTGTCCAATAACCTTAACCGTGGCTCTGTACGGAAATGCGTTTCTTAATTCCGCTGCTTCAGCTTCGTAATCCATAATCTCAAGGCTAGGAGCAACGGCATCAGTGTTGTATCTATCAAAAAACTCATCTTGAGTTCTGCGTCTGGTTACCTTGCGTCTTTTTTGTCTAGTGGTTTTTAATGCGGACTTAGTAGTCTTGTCTACACCACCTATAGCAACTGCAGCTTTAACGTCGCCATCGTAATTTATAGAGTCTCCAATAATTGGAGTAAAACTATAAATACCACCAAACCCGTGACCGACAGGTTTTTGAAAGAACTTAGGAGCCTGAGCTCGGTACGTCTTATAATCCTCTAATAGTGGTTGAAAATAAATTTCTGTATTTTCTGAGCGAAGCCCCCACCCAACTTGTTTTGCAAGTTTTACAAGCATTTGCCAATCCGTTAGTCCTGGGTGAGCTATTTGTTGGAATATGCGTGGATGAGGTTCTGCAATAGCAACAAGTCCATGTTTTTTTGCTATCTCTTCTACAACCATATTTGCTGTTACATTTTTGTATGACAACTGACTTGACTGTTTTAAAGGAAATGAGCCGCCAATGCAGTGGACAGTAACAAAATCTTTTCCTGGAGTTTTATCTGCTTCAACGTGGTGAACGTATCCATAAAAGTCTCTGCTATCTTTTGCTGACCTTAGCACAATCTCAACTGGTGTACCAGGTTTAACATTATCAAAAGAGTATGCCCAATCTTTAAAAGTCATAGAAATCATTTCATGTTCGTAAAACTTTTGATGTAGGGTTAATGAATAAACGTATGTTGGATTTACAGACGCATTAGGAAATTTAATAGATATAAAATTAGACACTAGGTATCCTTAATATTGTTCCATTAGGAATATTTTCATGGTCGTCAATTTGTGGGTTGTATTCAGCAATTATCCACCACATTTCAGGACGGCTGTAATAACGATATGCAAGTTGGTCTAGACGTTCACCAGATAAATATCTGTGGTTTTGATACGAGGTAAGGCCTAAGTCGTCAAACTCATAGAACACGGTAGGGTTTTCTGATTCACCTGCAATTACTGAGAAAAAATCAATAGTTGAATACTCATATCGAGAGCCTGCAAATATAGACACGTCTACTCCTATACCATTGCCGAACCAGCGAAACAATCAAAGGCAATTGATACGTTGCTTCTAATTGGCACCATGCCTTCAGTAAACGCTGTGTGATTTATTGATAAAGAACTAATCCAACCCACGTAAGATAGTGCGCTTTGGTTAGTAGGGTCTAAGGGGTCTCCGCCAAATTCAAAAGCAAGAAGAGAAGGTTGTAGGTATCCAATATCTGCTGTCTTTTTACCTAATAAGTTTGTCCAACCACCAGGTTGGTTTTCTGTACTAACCCCATCGCCATTAATAGCTTTTAAAAGATATTCAATATCGTGCATTGTTCCTATACGAGAGAGCTCTTCTATTTGTTCCTCAATTGTTGGGGTATTACCAGCTAATGGGTGTTTCCCACTACTATAGAAAGATGTAAACTCTTTCAAATTTCCAGACTGACCGCGTATACATGCCATGTCATTTGTTCTGTCTAGGACAACAGTAAAAGAAATACTCTCTTGACCAGGAAACGCTCCAGACACAGAGGTGTAAACGTCAGCTGCAGTTGGAGTTACATCCATATTTCTGTTAACACTAAGGGAAATTGACTCTGGGTTCCAAAGGAATTGGAATCCATAGTTATACATA